TACCAGGGCGACCCTGAGAAGTACCCTGACCCCGACCAAGCTGAGGAGCGCTTCAAGCGCCGCTGGGAAGAGTGGAACCCCTACATGGCCGTCTACGGTATGCAGGACATCCCGCCCATGATAAAGCTCTGGAAGCTCATTGAGCAGCGGGTCGGCTGGGTAGACCCCAAGCCTGGACAACTGGTCTGGGACAAGTTCACCTTCGAATACGAGCACGAGTACGCCACCATCCTCGCTGAGCAGCAGGACTTCGGGGTACGGTTCGACATGGACAAGGCGGTCGCCCTGGAGGCAGACCTCAAGAATACCAAGCGGAAGATCGAAAAGACCCTCAAGGACACCTTCGGGGACTTCTGGCTTGGTAGCAAGGTCACAACCCCAGGAGCCAACCGCAATGTCAAGCGCACAGACCTACCTAACGTTACAGTCCCCCGGTTGTCGGAAGCCACAGGGAAGCCACTGGCCCCCTACGTTGGACCTCCCCTGGAGCGTTACTCTACTGACGGCCCCTACACGCCGATCACCCGAGTCGAGTACAACCCCTCAAGCCGAGAACACCTTGCGCTGCGTCTTCAGGGTGTCTTTGGGTGGAAGCCCAAGAAGTATGGCTCAACCGGCAAACCAACCGTAGATGAGAGCGTCCTCGAAGAAATCCCTGATGCCGTCCTTCCGGCGGATATCCGTAAGCTCATCCTCGACTACTTTGTGGTCAACAAGACTCTGGGCATGGTGGCACAAGGCACCCAAGCCTGGATGCACAAGGTTGACGACAACGATGGGCGCATCCATGGACGTATGGACTCCGCTGGGGCTGTCACCCGAAGAACAACTCATAGCTCCCCTAACCTTTCGCAGGTGCCGGGTATCGCCCACAAGAAGATTGTTCACCCGGATGGCTCCAAGGAAGAGATCACTCTCTATGGCCTCGAAGGGCGTTATGGCTACGAGTGCCGTTCATTGTTCACAGCCGATGAAGGTTGGGAGCTTACGGGCGTCGATGCTACAGCGCTTGAACTCATTACCCTTGGCCACTACCTAGTCCCCTTCGACAACGGAGCCTTCAGGGACCGCGTGTGCGACCCTCTGCGTGACCCCCACCAGGAACACGCGGACCTCATCTACACGGTCTCCAAGTTCGCCATCACCCGAGGCGATACCAAGACGGCCACCTACCTGTATATCTATGGGGGCTCGGCCTACAAGCTCTCCCTGAGCATCACCGTCGAGGAAGACGAGGTGCTGGGGCTCCTCCAGTACAGGGGTCTCGCCATGCTCCTCCGTGGCCTCGCCAAGAGGTTCGATGAGGACTTCGTGGCCAAGCTCGATGACAAGCAGAAGGCCCGTATCGTCAAGGCCCGCAAGATCATCGTGGGCTTCGAGGAAGGCATTGCAGGTATCGCAGACCTGAAGAAGGGCATCTCGGCTGCTGCTGAGAAGGGCTACCTCAAGGGGATGGACGGCTCGAAGCTGCACGTCCGCAAGGCTCATGCCGCATTGAACACCGTCCTGCAATCCTCTGGGGCTATGCTCTGCAAGATTTGGAAGGTGCTATTCCATCGCCTCATGAAGGCCGCTGGGTACATCCATGGCGTGGACTACAAGCAGGTGCTCGACGTGCACGATGAGTTCCAGGCGACACACAAGCCGGGGTTAGGCCCCATCATCATTGACTTGGCCAAGCAGGCTCTGGTCACGGCAGGCGAACTCCTCAACCTGAGGGGCCAGCTCCGGGGCGCGGGCATCACAGGCCTCAACTGGGCGGAGACCCATTGATCCTATACCGAGGTCCATACCCTGAGGGGCTCTGGGATGTCCTTGAAGCCTGCCTCCGTGGGGGCCTCGCTTTGCAGGGGGACTTCTCAAGAGCCCTCGCCCCCGAGGTAGCCCTAGCGGCTTCCTTGGGCTTCATATCCACCATCGACCTGGATGGCAAGGCCTACAGGAAGCAGTGGCACATCACCAACGCAGGGCTCGTTGCCCTTGAACACAAGGAGGACTTCGAGCCTTGACTAAGCTACTCATCGACGGTGACGTCATTGCCTTCGTGGCAGCCGCAGCGGCCCAGAAGGTTTACATGGATGCATTCGGCATCGTGCAGCCCTTTGCCCACCGCCAGGAGGGTGAAGCCATCTGCGACAACCTTATCGGGGGCCTCCTCAGTGGCTTCAGCACGGACAACTTCGAGGTCTACCTCTCGGACCCTCACGCCAACTGGCGGAAGGAAGTCATGCCCTCCTACAAGGCCAACCGCGTGGAAGACTGGGCTGGACAGACCCGTCCCCTCCTCCTACCCTACATGAAGGACTACCTCACGGACAAGTACAAGGCCGTCTTCTGGCCTGAGCTTGAGGCCGACGATGTGCTTGGCATCCTGAGCACCGCCGACGATAGTGGTGAGTCCATCATCTGTGGCAAGGACAAGGACTTCAAGACCATCCCAGGCAGGTACCATCGCCTGAAGGACTTCGACTCCAAGGGCAAGCCTGTGGTCAACGAGATCACCAAGTGGCAGGCCACGCGGTTCCACCTCTACCAGACCCTCAAGGGTGACCCGGTGGATGGATACCCTGGGTGCCCAGGCATCGGGGACACGCGAGCCGAGGAGGTCCTGGACCATCCGGTAGTCCTAACGCCACAGCCTGGGGTCAAGACCTCGGGCAAGAACAAGGGTGACCCCACCGTCAAGTGGGTCTCCGAGCCGACGACCGACCTGTGGGCCATGGTGGTTAGCCAGTACCGCAAGGCAGGCCAGTCGGAGAAGGAAGCGCTGCTCAACGCACGAGTGGCGAACATCCTCCACAACGATCAGTACGACAGGGAAACCAAGGAGATCACCCTATGGACACCAAGCCGCATCAGACTGTGATGGACTACTGGCGGGCCTTGACCCCAGGATATAAGGCAGCCCTCATCATGGGGGTCCTGGGCCTATGGATCGTCTCCTGCATCCTCTCGACCACCGTGGCAGCCCTGAGCATCGTCTTCGTGGCCCTGCTCACGGTCGGCATCATCATCTTTGCCCTGTGGTTCCTCCTCGCGGAACTCATTAAGGACTTGTCCTGATGCTCAAGGTGGTCAATCTATTTGGAGCCCCAGGTACCGGCAAGTCCACCCTCGCTGCTGGCCTCTTCAACATCATGAAGACCCGAGGCCACAACGTCGAGCTGGTCACCGAGTACGCCAAGGACTTGACCTGGAAGAAGGACTTCATGACCCTCCAGCATCAGCCTTCGATCCTCGCTGAGCAGGACTACAGGCTCTACCGCCTCAGGGGTCAGGTGGAGTGGGCTATCTCAGACAGTCCGATACCCTGCCAGATCGCCTACATGGGCGAGGAGTGGCTCAAGGCTGGCCTGGATGACTTGTCCTGGGACCTGTTCGAACGGTACACCAACTTCAACGTCTTGGTCGAGCGTGGGGACTTCCCCTACGTCGGCATCGGGCGCAACCAAACGGCTGAGGAAGCCTCGGTGCTGGACAATGTGATGGACAACCTGTTCCACACGGCCACCATGGAGGAGACCGACTACGGCCTGGAGGTGAAGTCCAACGCCCATGCATGTTGGAAGGTCTACCACTGGCTCATGGGAGAAGAGCACCATGGAGCCGATTGACGCATGGCTCGAAGAAGAGCTTAGAAGGAATGACATGCATCCCAAACCGATCAAGGTCAAGGTGGGAGCCGCCGAGGTGGCCTTCCAGCCCCCTGAGTACCCCACCAACATCGACCCCACGTGGCACCCCGAAGAGGACGCCTTCCAGCTTCCCCTCTTTAAGGACTCCGGTGAGCTGTACTCCGTGCCCCCGAAGCTGAGCCAGAAGGACCTCAATGACCTCGTGCCCCTCCTGGGTAACGTCATGGAGTCCGTGGAGCAACTCCCGGCTGACATGGTGGTCCTCCCGGAGCACTACGCCCGCTTCAAGATCGAGCCTATCCGGTTCGTCATCGAGAACAACCTCAACTTCTTCCAGGCCAACATCGTCAAGTACATCATGCGGTACGACGCGAAGAATGGCATGGAGGACCTCAAGAAGGCTCAGCGGTACCTCACCATGTTCATCAAGTGGGTCGAGGGTAACCCCGACTGGTGGAGGAAGGGCGAATGATTGCTCGCATCCACAACATTGGGAACCGTTGGGCTGCTGACCCGGAGGAGCTAGCCTTCCTTCGGGAGTTCCCCAGCATCCCTGAGGAGCTTCTGGTCCGCTTCGAGAAGGAGTACCCCCCGAAGTGCTGGAACCCAGGGGATGTCCCCGACTGGCAGCATCATCGCTACTCGGGGATCGTAGACTTCATCGCTTGGCTCCGCTCCATTCAAGCCGCACGTCTCAATCAGGACGTAGGGCTGGACCCGGATGCCAGACACGTAACACAAGAAGGAGGTGCCTAATGGGTGCACTCTTGGGTGGTGGTACCACCAAGACAATCGAGAAGGCCCAGGACACGGTTAAGCAGACCGTCCCGGAGCCGGATCAGACAGCAGAGGCAACCCCAATCGGCGATGCCCGTGCGGAGGAAGACACGAAGCTCTTCGGCGACAGCCAACCGGACTTCCGTGTGGACCGCCCCGCAGGCGTCTCCAATTCCAGCGTGGGGACTTCGGGCTCTGGCCTGAAGCTGATGTAACGTGGAGGACTCCTACAAGTTTACTCTTGGGGAGGATGAAGGAAGTGGTGATCGCTACTCAGCAGAGGACGCCTACAAGGACCATGAGGCCGATGGCCAAAAGGCTGGCGTCATGTATCAGGCTGAGAAGCTTGCTGAGCTGACTATCCCCAGTGTCTTCCCCCCACAGGGCTGGAAGGTAGGAGATGACCTCCCGGCAAACAACCAGGGCATCGGCTCGAAGGCGGTCAACTCGCTTGCCTCCGTGCTCATGTTCATGGCCTTCCCCCCAGGGCAGCCTATCCTCAAGTGGAACATCGCCACCTACCGGATCAGGGACGAGATCAAGAACGACCCCGAGTTCTACGCCAACACGGTGCTGGCACTCGCGGAGCTTGAGATCACCCACCGGGAGAGGCTCCAGGCCACCCCAATCGCCACGGCCTACGTGGGCTACCTCAAGCAGCTCATCGTCACCGGCAACGCCCTGTGGAAGCACCTGAAGCTTGACGAGCCGACCTACCACACCATGCGGTCCTATGTGGTCAAGCGTGACGAGGCAGGCAACCAGCTCCTCATCGTCCATAAGAGGTGCGTCACTCTCGACACCCTCAGCAAGGAGCACCGGGAGCAAGTCAGGGCCAAGCTCACAGATGTCGAGCAGACGGCCCCTGAGTCCCAACGCCGCAAGCGTGACTGGGAGATCACCGTTGATGTCTACGACACCCAGCGCCTCCACATAGCCGATGATGGCGAGAAGACGTGGTGCTACTGGGAGGAGTGCAAAGGGGAGACCCTTGAAGGCACCGAGGTCGAGACCGACTACGACAACCCTCCTCTGTGGGCTGGGTGGCTCATCCCCGTGTACGGGCAGAACTGGGGCATCTCCTACTGCCTGGAATACGTGGGCGACTTCTACTCCCTCGAAGCCAGCTCCTCCAGCATCAACGATGGGGCTAGCGCGGCAGCACTGAGCCTCCTATTCGCACGGCCCGGTGGTCCCTCCATCAAGCAAGTCCGCGAAGCCAAGAACCTCAGCGTCCTTCCGGGGACAGCCGAGGACCTCACGATGTTCCGCACGGACAAGCAGGGCGACTTCAACTTCGTCCTCAAGTACCTGGAGATGATCCAGAGCCGGGTGGAGAGTGCCTTCCTCATGCAGGAGAGCATCCAACGCAGTGGTGAGCGTGTCACGGCAGAGGAAATCAGACGCCTCGGCCAAGCCCTCGACAAAGCCCTCGGTGGTCTCTACACGGAGATCGCACAAGGTAACCAGCGTGTGGTCATCACCCGCGCAGTCCACCTCCACGAGGACGAGGACGACGAGCTTCCGCAGCCACCAAGCGACATCGTGAGCATCCGCATCATCACGGGTATCGACGCCCTGGGCAACAGCACCGAGTTCGATAACCTGATGGAATACTCGCAGGCAGCCATGACAGCTTTCCCGCAAAGCTTCGAGGTGTACCACAACCCAGGCAACTTCTTCACTCGACTGGCCAGCTCCAAGGCAGTCAGGCCCGATGGTCTCATCAAGAGCACCGCAGCGGTCACCCAGGAGCAGGCCCAGGCGAAGCAAGAAGCCATGCAGCAGACCCTCTTGGAGAAAGGCACTACGCCAGCCGTCAAGGGGATCGCAGATGCTATGTCCCAAGGAGGCATCCCTGGGCAGGAAACCGCCACACAGGCCCCACAATAAGGAGACTTCATGCCTGATGACAATAAAGGACCGTCCTCACAGACCGTGGACGGCAAGCAGCCTTCCCTGAGCATTCAGGGGACTGACTCCCTTCCGACCCTCACCACCCAGGTGGGCTCCAATGAGGTCAACTCCTACGAGGAAAGCTTCTCGGCTGACGTAGGCTCGACCGCACGGGAAGCTGAAGGGGATGAACTGCCCCCGGAGCTTCAGGAAGGCTCGAATGGTGCTTCATCTGCCGAAGACGGCTCCGGTACCGAGTCGAACTCGAACGAGGACACTGCCGAGACTTCTGCTGAGCCCCTCCCGGAGTTCGACGCCGCCAACGAGGAAGTCCTCGCGGCATATGACGCCCGGTACATGAAGGATGGAGACGATGGTTACAAGGTCGTCAACTTCGATGCCTTCAACGCCGAGCTGGCAGCCAACTTCAAGGACGGCAAGACGGACCTCGACCCCGGCAGCCGCGCATGGGTGAAGGCAACCATCGGCGTCTCTGATGAGATGATCGACCAGCACCTGGAAGGCCTCGTGTCCAAGGCTCAGGCCAACGACGCCAAGGTCTATGCCCAGGTGGGTGGCCCCGAAGTCTTCGAGTCCCTTCACGCCTACGCCAAGGAGCACTACTCGGAAGCCCAGAAGGCAGCCTACAACGCCGCCGCTGAGAAGGCCAAGAAGGGTGACTTCTCGGACCTCAACGAGCAGCTCGACCTCCTGAGCCTCCGCGCCCAGAAGGCAGGCTTCAAGGGTCTCCCCGCACGGGCCCAGGCCACTCGCATCCGCAGACCGTCGTCCCCGGTGAAGTCTGCCGGGTCCAACACCAACGGGGCATCCCGCACAAGCCAACCGGCTGGTGATGCCTCCATCTTCAAGTCCTCCGAGGAGCACCGCATCGCGCAGAACGAAGCGCTCGCCTCCAAGGACAACGCCAAGATCGCAGCGGTTCGCGCCAAGCTGGCCCGCTCGATGCAATCCAAGGACTGGCAGGGCTAAGGCCCTCTAGCCCCACCAAGTCCAACACGTAGTTAAACAAGGAAAGACACTACATGTCGCAGTACACTGACTCCGTATCCCGCCTCGGCCAGCAGAAAGGCACCGGCGACGTACGGGCACTGTTCCTCACCGAGTTCGGTGGCATGGTCATCACCAGCTACCTCGAAGCCATCCAGCAGTACGACTCCATGCGCTGGGTCAAGCAGATCACGCAGGGCAAGTCGGACACGTTCCCGATCATTGGCCGCAAGCGCGATGCAGCAGAACATGAACCGGGCGAGCTGATCCTCGGCGGCAAAATCCTGCACGACCAGATCGAGATCACCGTGGACAACATGGTCTTCGACTCCATCTTCGTTGCAGACTTCGATGAGCTGCTGAACCACTACGACGTTCGTGGCCCCTACGCCACCCAGCTCGGCCAGTCCCTGGGCTCCCTCCAGGCCAAGCGCATTGCCTCGATGCACATCCTCGCATCGCGCAGCACCGCCAAGCAGGACCAGCCGACCCCGTCGTACTCCTGGGACGCCAACATGAAGACCTCGGCCACGGCCCTGGAAACGGCCTACTTCGCCGCCGTCCAGTTCCTGCACGAGAACGACATCTCGGGTGCTGAAGTCCAGTCGCGCCTCCCCTGGGCTCAGGTCCTCCTGATGGCCCGCAACATCGGCCTCCAGGCCACCGACGTGTCCCGCCCGGAAGCAGGCTCGGGTAACCGCGTCAGCGGCACCCTGGGTCAGGTTGCTGGCATCAGCACGATGGGCACCAACTTCATCCCGAAGATCAACGTCAACACGGGTCCGTCGAAGTACCAGGGCGACTTCAGCACCACGGTCGGCCACATCGGCAACCGCATGGCGGTCGGCTCCCTGGAGCGCAAGGCCATGCAGCTTACCGTCAAGCAGCAGGAAGAGCGCCTGGGCACCATCATGATTGCCTCGCAGCTCAACGGCCACGGCATCCTTCGTGGTGAATGCTCCTACGAGCTGGCCACGGCTGTACGTCCGTAACCTCAAAAGCCATGAGGCCTCCCACTTCGGTGGGGGGTCTCTTTAAGCGAGGCTAGGGGCGCGGCTCATGGGCACCTTTGGTGGTTTCCCTCCCCATTGATGCCCCTCTAGTCTCACCTAAGGAGATATGAACTATGGCGACTACGACAACACCTACCACTCCCCAGACGCTCCTTGAAGCAATCAACGAGCTACTCCGCTGTGTCCGCATCAGGCCGGTGCACTCCCTCCAGGCAGCAGACAACGATGCTGACGCCGCAGGGGCCAAGAAGGCTATCGACGATGTAGCCCGTGAGGTCCTGCTTCGGGGCTGGGAGTTCAACACCGAGTACGGCTATGTGCTCCTCCCAGACTTGGACGGAACCATTCCATTCCCCAGCAATGCCCTCAAGGTCACCAAGGCGAAGTATGTCTGTGATGACCGGGCTCTGAGGACCCGTGGGCGCAAGCTCTACGACAACGAGAAGCACACCTTCAACATTGGCGAGTCCGCCAAGGTGGACATGGTGATCGGCCTCCCGTTCGAAGACTTCCCGGACCCCATCAAGGCCTGGGTGGTTGCACTCGCCGGTCTGCGCTGGGCCCGCCCCAAGATGCCCTCAGGGGCAGTCTTCCAGTACACCCAGGAGTACGCAAAGGATGCCGAGATGGCTGCCCTCCAGTACGAGGTGGATGAGCTGGGGACACAGACACTCAAGGATACCTCCCCGCACTTCGCTGCGTGGGCTCGGAGGCGTTAATGGGTAACCCATCTATCTCCCGTACTGCTGTCACTGCGAACCTCGTTCAAGGGGTCTCCCAGCAAGCCGCCCAGCAGCGGCGCGATGCCCAGTGCGAGGAGCAGTTCGACTGCATCAACTCCGTCCTAGAAGGCTGCGTAGCGCGGCCCCATGGGCAATTCATCAAGCGCTACCCCGGCGAGGACTGGTCCCAAGCGTTCTTCAACGAGACCTTCCATGGGGACGAGAACTACCTGACCGGCATCAAGGCCGATGGCAGCCCCTTCGCTATCGACCTCATCGACGGCACCGTGTGCACCATGACCAGCACAGCCCCGAACAACAACTACCAGAACATCGGGGTGCTGGCCAAGAAGGACAGGCTCAGGGCCCAGGTGGTGGATGACTTCACCTTCATCACCAACCGTGAGGCAGTCGCCGCCATGACTGGCACCACGTCAGCCGCAAAGGTTAATGAGGCACTGGTCTTCGTGAGGGCCACAGCCTTCGGGACAACCTACTCGGTTACGGTCTCAGGCCCAGGTGGCACCCAGACAGGCTCCTACACTACCAGCGCCACTGTGGTAGCCCCAACGGCGACCATCGCGGATGCCATCCAGTCCCAGATACATGGGGTGACCGGCTACACTGTCAACCGCTCAGGGTCCACCCTGTGGATCACCAGAGCCGATGGGCAGGACTTCACGGTCTCGACCTCGGACGGCAACGGGGATGACTACATGCGGGCCTACGATGGTGAGGTCTCCGCTATCGAGAAGCTCCCAGCTCGTGCCTTCGACGGCATCATCATGAAGGTCGTAGGGGACAAGAAGTCTGGCGCAGATGGTGACTTCTGGGTCAAGTTCGTTGGCAGCCCCTCCACAGGCAACTGGCAGGAGACCGTAGCACCATCCACGAAGACGACGCTAGACGCCGCCACGATGCCTCACGTCCTAGTGTGCACGGCTTATCGGACCTTCCAGTTCAGGAGACCCACGTGGTCCACCCGAGTGGTTGGTGATGGTGTCAAGAACGCCAAGGACCCGAGCTTCATCGGCAAGACCATCAGGGACCTGACCTACTATAACCGTCGCCTGGGCTGCATGTGGGCTGGGGGCACTGTCTTCTCTAAGACGGACAACGCCTTCACCTTCTTCCCCGACACGGTGCAGACCGTCCTGGCAACCGCCCCAGTGGACACTAAGGTGGCCGGGGGCAGCCGCAAGGGTCCTCCCATCCTGGACTTCGTCCTCCAGGCTAACGAGACGCTCTACCTCTGGTCCCAGAAGGAGCAGTTCCGCATCGACAGCGGGAATGAACCCTTCAAGGAAGACACGGTGGAAGAGAAGGCTTCGATGGCCTA